AATATGCAAAAGCTATTTCCGATAGATCTGGATTAGAGTTTCCATATAGAGAAATGGTTAGAGAATGGAATGGATCTTTTGTACATGTATCAGAGTTCGAACCAAAGCAACCACAATTAGAACCAAAGCCAATGAATGGTGATGCAATATCTTTACGTAATGTGAGACCTAGTAGACCAGCACCAGCAGTTATAAGAATGATACCTGAGAATGGCTTTGAAACATATCAGGCTGGTTCTGCAATTATTAATATTTCTTTTCCAGGACACGGATTAACAAGTGGAACTACACAAAGATTTAGAGGTCAGCCAACAACCTCACCAGGAACTGGAAGTTCAACTAATCCTGTTTTTGCTTTCGCAAACCCAGGAGACTTTGATGGGATATTGGGATCTAATATAGCTAAAGCAGCTGGATACACAATTACTACAGGTCTTTATAAAGATGGTTCTGTAGATACAAGTGATTTTTCTGTTGCTAACTTTTTCCATTTTACAGTAGACACAAACACTGCTACAAAGGGAGGAGTATCAGGAGGAGGATTGGGCTGTTCAGTTGGTCCAATAACTATAGAGGCATAATGGCATACACATATTCAGATTTAAAAACAGACATTAGAAATTACACAGAGGTAGACAGTAACGTACTATCTGACAGCATACTAACTTCTATAGTTAAAAAAGCAGAAACAAAAATATATAGATCCGTAGATACAGACGAAGAAAGAGAATACGCTACATCTGTATTGGCCACAGGTAACAGATATGTAACCATACCTACAGATCTTAGAGCGATTAGATATGTTCAACTAGCTGATACATCTACTACACCTAATAAACAAGTATATTTAGAAAAAAGAGATACTTCTTTTATGGCAGAATATTATAATACGCCTTCAAATGCGTCTGGTTTTCCTAAATATTACGCCAACTGGGATGAGCAGTTTTGGGTGGTAGCCCCTACTCCAGACCAACAATATGCGATAACTTTGGCATATATAAAACAACCTACCTCTATTACCACGTCAGATTCTCAAACTACTGACCTAAGTAATAAATACGAAGATTTACTTTTGTATGCTTCTTTGGTAGAAGTATATGGATACTTGAAAGGTCCTGCAGATATGTTAAATTTCTATCAGCAGTCTTATCGAGAAGCTTTAGAAACTTACGCTCTAGAGCAACAAGGCTTAAGAAGAAGAGACGAATATATGGACGGTTCTATTCGTGTTCCGATGAAGACAAAACCACCGTCACTATAAGGAGATAAAATATGGCAAACGTTGTACCAAATGCATTTAAAGGAGAGTTACTATCAGGAACGCATAATTTCGCTTCTGGTGGAGACGGCTTTAAATTAGCTTTATACACATCTAATCCATACACAACTAGTAGCACAGCTTATTCATCTGGTGCTGGAAATGAAGTTTCCGGTTCTGCAGCTGGGTATTCAACAGGTGGAAGTGCGTTGACAAGTCAGGCGGTAGCCTCGTCAACTACAACTGCAAGTGTTGACTTTGCTAACTTAACTTTTTCAAGCGCAACTTTTTCTGCTGCGTTTGGAGCAATTTATAATGATGATAAATCTGATAAATTAGTTGTAATTTTAGATTTTGGTGGAACTAAGACAGCAACCAATGGTGATTTCACTATTGCGTTTCCTGATCCAAGTACACCAGCAAATGCGATTATAAGTTTAACGTCGTAATAGGAGAAGTATATGGCTTTTGTAATTAATGATCGAGTAAAAGAAACTAGTACAACAACTGGAACTGGCACGTTAGATCTTGGTGGTGCTCAACAAGGTTTTGAGACTTTTGTAGCTGGTATTGGAAATACTAACACAACTTACTATGCTATCTTTAACCCAGGTACAGCAGAGTTTGAAGTTGGTATTGGAACGGTAACAGATGCATCAACAGACACACTATCAAGAAGTACAATTATTTCATCTTCTAATAGTGATAGTGCAGTTAATTTTACAGGTGGTACAAAAGACGTTTTCTGTACTTTACCTGCGAGTAAAGCAGTATTTTTAGATAACTCTGGCGAAGTGCAAAATGCAGCCAGTAAAGGATTTGCAACCGCAATGGCGATTGCATTATAGGAGGATAAATGGCACAAGATTTTGAAGGATCGGGAGCACAGATAACAAACTCGGCAACGACTTTGTTAACAGCTAACTCTGACGACGCCCTTGTAGGAATTAGACTTGCCAATGTCTTAACAAGTGCAGTAACTGTTAGTGTCTTTGTAGATGATAATGGTAGTGGAACTTTGAGATACATCGTTAAAGACTTAGCTTTACCTGCATCAAGTTCTGTAGAACTTGTGCAAGGTGGTTCTAAAATAGTTTTAAACAGCGGAGATGTATTGAAAGGTCAAGCCAATACTGCATCAAGTGTAGATGTTTGGTTAAGCCGTGTAGATTCAATTAGTACATAAGGAGGATAAATGGCTGAAATAAATGAACAAGTTTATATAGGTGATAGAGCAGCAGAGAATAATATTCACCACCATGCAGCAACTTTTGATAGAGCCATGGTGATAGAAAGCGCTGTGTTAGCTGGTCCTGTAACTTTTAATTCAACAGTAACAGTAACTGGAACATTGGTTGTAATATAATGAGTAAAATAGAAGTTGATGAAATAGTTAAACAAAGTGGATCAACCCTTACATTGGGAGGCCCAGGAACCGCTGTAACTTTAGGATCTGGTGCAACTCAAACAGGTTTTGGTCGTACAGGAACTGTGAACTGGTGTACTACAGCAAAAACATCCCCTTTAACAGTCGCTTCAGGTAATGGATATTTTATTAATACAACAGGTGGAGCAATTACAGTTACACTTCCAAGTTCGCCTTCAGCAGGAGATATAGTTGCTATAAAAGATTATGCTGGTACTTGGGGAGATGCTTGTAAAGCAGTAACAATTGGTAGAAATAGTTCAAAATTAGATGGAAGCTGCTCAGACTCTACAAGAGATACAGATAATGAAAGTTTAACTTTAATTTATGTAGATGGTACACAAGGTTGGAAATCTGTTGAAGAAGGTACAGGATTTATTGGTGAAAATTTTATGTGTGCTAGCGGTGGAAATGCAGTGGTTACTTGTGGGAATTTTAAAACTCATATTTTTACAGGTTCAGGGACTTTTACTGTTAATTCTGTATCAACAAATGCACCTAACAATATCGTAGATTATTTAGTTGTTGCAGGCGCTGGAGGTTCAGGAACAGCAGGTTCAGCTGGCGGAGGCGGTGGAGCTGGAGGATTTAGAATGGCTAATAGTTTAAGTTTACCTGCACCAACAACTTCACCTTTAGCAAATCCAACAGGTGTACCTGTGTCTGCTCAAGCTTATCCTATTACAATAGGAGCTGGAGGAGCTGGAGCAACAACTCCACAACCTAATAATGGTACGAATGGAAATCCATCAACATTTTCTACTATAACATCTACTGCTGGAGGTTTTGGCGGTGGTTATGATGATAGTGAGGGTGATCCTGGAGGATCAGGAGGAGGTGGTGGTGACCCTAATGGTCCACAACCAAATTCAGGTGGAGCAGGAAATACACCTCCTGTAAGTCCTTCACAAGGAAATAATGGTGGAGAAGGAACAGGACCAGGCGGTAATGATGGTACACAAGCATCAGGTGGAGGCGGCGGTGCTGGTGCAGTAGGTGCAGCAGGAACATTTAGTCCTCATACAGGTGGTGCAGGTGGTGTAGGTAGTTTTATTGCAGATGCTTTTGTTGGACCAACAGCTCCATCTTATGGAACTCCAGGTCCAGTTAGTTCAACAAGATATTTTGCTGGAGGAGGTGGAGGTAATTCTCAAAACGGAAAAGGGGCAGGTGGATCAGGTGGAGGTGGAACATCTGTTGATAACGGAGGCGTTGCGGGAACAGTAAACACAGGCGGTGGTGCATCAGGTGGAAGATGTTCAAATGGAGGAGAGGCTGGAGGTTCAGGTATAATAATGATAAGATATAAATTTCAATAGTTGAATGATAATTAAAAATAATATATAAGGAGAACATTATGGCACATTATGCAAAATTAGGAATTAATAGTAAAGTTATAGCGGTTCACGTTGTAGCTGATGCTGATTGTCAAAACGCTAGTGGTGTTGAAGATGAAGAAGTAGGAAGACAGTTTTTGGAAAGAATCCATAGCTGGCCTTTATGGAAAAAAACATCTTACAATACATCTGGTGGACAACACAAAGATGGTGGAACACCTTTAAGAGGTAACTACGCAGGTATAGGTATGATTTATGATGAAGACAATGATTTGTTTTTACCTAAAAAACCTTATGCTAGTTGGGTCTTAAATACATCGGAAGCTAGATGGCAATCTCCTAT